GTCTAGATTTTATTCTGCTCACTTTTGTTTTACTGTTGGTGAATTTAGCAAAGAAGTCAAACACAATCCTAATTATTATTTTCATGGAGAAGAAATAAGCGTTGGAGTTAGAGCATATACTTATGGTTATGACCTATTCCATCCTCATAAGCCATTAATCTGGCATGAATATACCAGAAAAGGAAGAACAAAACAATGGGACGATGACTCTAAGTGGGGAGATAAGAATAATGTGTCTCACTTAACAAATAGAAAATTATTCGGTATGGACGGAGAGACTCAAGAGGGTCATGATGGAGAATATGGTTTTGGAAAAGAAAGAACCCTAAAAGACTATGAAAAATACGCTGGACTACTATTTTCTAAAAGAGCTGTTCAGCAGCATACTCTTGATAAACAATATCCTCCTAATCCATATACTTATGAATCTGAAGAGGATTGGATCAATAGTTTTTCCAGTATCTTTAAGCACTGCATAGATGTAGCCTATTCTAGTGTGCCAGAGGACGATTATGACTTTTGGGTAGTTGCTTTTCATGATGAACAAGATAATACTATTTACAGAAAAGATGCAGATATTAATGAAATCAACAGTATGAAGAACGATCCAGACAACTACTGTAAAGTTTGGAGAGAATTTCCAACTGCTGTTAAGCCAAAATATTGGGTTGTATGGCCGCACAGTAAGTCTAAAGATTGGTGTCCAAGATTAACAGGGAATCTATGATTATGAAAAATAAATTTTGCTTATTAAGTGAAGCTAACTACCCCAATTATGCTAATAGGGTGAAAAAATATTCTATTCCTAGATTTTTGGAGCTAAATTTAAATATACCTTTCTATATATCTACTAACTGCATAGATATGTTTAAAGAATATGAGAATCATCCCTTAATTAAGGTCTACGGCATAGAACAGCTTAGATCAAATAATATTAAGTCAAAACTTTATGAAGAATTACCAGAGGATCCGACAGGACTATATCCTGCTAGATATCCATGGAATCTACGAAGATTTATTTTAGAACAAGCAATCAAAGATGGATATACTGGTTTATTTTTCATAGAGTGTGATACTAAAATTCATCCTCATATAACAAGCGAAAAAGATCTATTAAATAGAATGAGTAGTCTATACGAGCCTAATACCGTAAAAACATCCTCAGCAAGATTTATATACGCAAATAGATCTCCTGCCTGTGTATTCGATAGCCATCAACAATACATTAATGATTTTAACTTCAATTTTTCTGATGACCAATATGATTCCTTAGATGGCACCAACCAAATCTTTTTTGGTAAAGATACTGAATCTCTGGTAAATTTTATAGACAACTGGCATAAGATATGTGATTATGGATATGAAAAGCAGTGGGGATATAGGTCAGGCTATCTATCTAATTTATCCTTTGTAATACCCATGTCTAATTTTCGCTTGATTCATACGGAGACACCCTTCATAACAGAACATTCATTTGAAGATAGATATTAATAATTAATATGTTTAGTATATTTAATCATAAAATAGCAGATATCGGATTTTATATCAATCTAGATGCTTCTGAAGAAAGAAAAAATTTTGTTGAAAAACAAATAGATAGTTTCTCCATATCTGGCTTAAACAGGTTCTCAGCCTTGCAGGATGAGCTAAGACAATATTCATGCACTAAAAGTCATAGAGCTATTTTTGAAAATGCTCTTGAGAATAATTACTCGTCAGTATTTATTGCAGAAGATGACTTTAATATATATGATAACTGCGAATATTGTAACAATATAAGAATTAATATAAAGGACTTTTTGGAGTCGCAATCGTCTTTTATTCAAGAAGGAGAATATGACGTATTGATGTTCGGGTGCAATCCCGGTAAGCACTTAATACCTATTAATCCTTATTTTGCATATCATACTTTCGGAACGGGAGCTTGGGCATATGTTATAAAACCTAGGGTCATGAGATATATTCTGGACAACTATAACTACTATAGAGACTATCAAGCTATAGATAATATATTACCTGCCCTAAATGGGCTAGGTTTTAAAACCTTAACAACAATACCGATGATAGTGGGTCATCGTAATGGTATTCCTTCTACTCTACAACCAAGTATTGGAGATACACATTATTCATCATGGATAGAAGGAAACTGGCACAAACATTTATACTCCTCATGCAATATTAGAGACAGAGACTCTTTACTAACATCATTAGATAATAATTTTGAGATAGAAAAAAAACTAACAATAGTGATAACAGGACACTCAGTAAGTAATTGGCTTTTTTATCTGCAATACCTACTACATAGTATGCCTGAGCATCTATATAAATGTAGATTTTTGATTTCTTATGATTCTTTCAGTAATGATGATATGTATGAAATTAGTAGATATTTTAGAGACATAAGAGGCGAAATATGTCCTAGTGTTTCTTTTATTAATGGTGGCCTTATTAGTTCTTTAAAAAATGTACTAAATAAAATACAGACAGAGTATTTTTTGTTTTTAGAACATGATTGGGTATTTCTAGAAAAAAACAGAATAGACTATAATGCTTTATTGCAGGTGTTCGATAAATACAGCTTTGTCAATGCTGTGTGGTTTAATAAAGACGATAATAATATGAGGGGTTTTGATATCACTGACGACCTAAATGGAGGAGTAACTCCTTATGTTCTAGAGGATAGAATACAAGAATTATCTCTTGTAACAACTTGTCGTTGGTCTAATAATCCTGCTATTTTTCGTACCTCCAAGATGAAGGAATGGTTTATAAAATATATCGATAATGAATATGTAGATAAAATAAATCAAGCAGCTGCAAATATAGAAGAAACTATGATACCTACATATAGAGCTGAAATCAAAGAATTCGGTTGGGATAATGTTAAAGATAATTGGGGAACATTTTTATATGGTAATCTTGGTGACGACCCTTATGTTGGACATACAGATGCATCTCAACGATATCAAGGACATAGTAAATCTCAACCAGAAATTAATGGAGAAAATTACATTAAAAATAATCCACTATGAATATTTTATTAAAATACCCTTCTAGAGGTCGTCCAGAAAAATTTAAAAATACCCTAAAGAAACACTGCGAGTATCTCTCGTACAATCATCAATATAATTTTGTTTTTTCATTTGATGATGATGATGAAACCATGAATAACGCAGGAATACAAGAGGATATAAAACAGATATTAGCTAATAAAAACATACAATATGAAATCAATTATTCGCAAAATAAAAATAAAATAGAAGCTATTAATAACAATTTAGCAAATAAACAATTTGATATTTTAATATTACTAGCGGATGATGTTATTCCGATATTAGAAAAATACGATGAAATTATTGTTAACTTATTTAGTAATAGTCCATTATTGCTGGATTCAACAATACATTTTTATACCGCTATGTGGGCACATATCTTAGACATATGGTGTGTGATAGGGTATGACTACTACAAAAGATTTGAGTACATATACCATCCATCGTATAAAAATATTTTCTCTGACAATGAATATACTGAAGTATCTAGACTATTGAATAGAACAATCTTATCGGAAGAATCACCATTTATCCATGATTGGGAGAGTGATAAGACAACAGCAAAAAATTCTGAGTATTCAAGTAGCGATTGGTTGGTTTATGATAGTAGAAAACAAAGTAATTTTTTTATAGCAAACCAACAATGAAAAAAATAATTTCTTTCAGTTTATGGGGAGATAATCCCAAATATACTATCGGTGCAATAAAAAATGCTGAATTAGCAGAAACAGTGTATCCTGGATGGATTTGTAGATTCCCTGTTGGCAAATCGGTACCTCTGGATGTGATAGAGATATTAAAGTCTAAAAATAACCCAGCTTTTAAAGGACTATAATGTTTAATTTTAATACAGCTAATTTACTCTTAAATAGACCAAACAATCATGTGGACAGTAGTATTATATCAACCGATCAAATCAGAGTATTACTATCATTAGTAGAATCAACAATTAAAAATAATATTATTGGAGATGTGGTTGAATTTGGTTGCTATGTTGGTGAATCTTCCAAGTACTTTAGAATGATACTAGACTACTATAGATCAAATAAAGAACTATTTGTCTATGACTCTTTTGAAGGACTACCAGAATTAAGTAAGTATGAAGAGAATACAGGATGGAGATCCGGTACTCTTAAAACAACTGAAGATATATTACTCCATAATTTTTTAAATAACGGACTTAGACCTCCAGTTATTACAAAAGGTTGGTTCAAGGATATTCCTGAAGAAAAAATACCCGACCAAATATCTTTTGCTTTTTTAGATGGAGATTTTTACGAGAGCATTTATGATAGTCTAAAGAAGGTTTTTAATAAGGTTAGTAGTGGAGGCATAATAGCATTCCATGATTATGAAAGACCTGACCTTCCTGGAGTTAAAGCTGCTGTTGATAATTTTATTATAGAGCAAAACTTATCTAATGATAGATACTTACAATTTAAAATTTTTCACGAGCTGGGCGTGCTAATAAAAACATAAAAAACCATCTGTTGTTTTTTGTTTCTATGTGCTATACTATACTGTTGACAGAGGTTTTACATCTTGGAGGCTATATGAAGACATTTATTTTGGTATTTATTTTTCTAGTACTTAGTGGTGGTGAGATATATTCCCAAAACCCCTACCTCGGTAATAATACGGGTATGAACTTTGGTGGCTTTATGAATAACTTTGGTGGAACTTATGGTGGTAGTATGAGACTAGGAGATGCTGCTGCAATAATGGCTCAAGGAAGTTTTTTAGTAGATCAGTCTCAAGCGAATATCAATAATCAGACAGCTGAATCTATGTACTATGATAATAGATTAAAAAAGACTAGAACGTATTTTGAAAATAGACAAATCAATAGCTATTCTAGAGATATTGAGGAATGGCAAAAAAATACTCGCAGACAGCTTAGAGGTGCTGGTATGTATGATAGAGAAGCAATTGAGTATATCTACGGAATAAGAAGATAGTCTATAATACAGGGTAGAGTATTCCATAGCCCTGATATCTTTTAATTCCAGAATACTTTGGGTCTATTAGATTCTTTGCTTTTTTCTTAAATACATTCACATAATCGTCGGATGTTTTTAGCATACCGGCTATGGGTGAATATGGAACTTGCCTTGCGTGGCTAAGAAGCAACGCAGCACAACCAACAGCAAACGGTGTGCTCATACTAGTACCGCTCATGATAGCATATTTATTGTCTGGTACACAACTCAGAATATCATGTCCAGGAGCTAAAAAATCTAGAGTGTCACCACTACAAGTAAAATTAGTCCGACAAAGATTTCTGTCTATCGCCCCTATTGCTATTGTATGATCATATTTTGCAGGATACATTACATCTACCTGTTCTCCAGAATTGCCAGCAGCACAGAAAAGTATAGATCCTTTACTAGATGCATATTCTATCGCTCTCTCAAGGGGTCCCGATGCTTGTGGACTACCTAGACTCATCGAAATAAAGTCTGCTCCAGCATCTGCTGCCCATACTATAGCATTAACAATTAGATCTAACCTGCCCTGACCATCATCATTAAGAGCTTTAATCGGTATGATTTTTGCTTTTGGTGCGACTCCAACCATCCCGACCTGATTATCTTCTGCAGCTATTGTTCCAGCAGTATGTGTTCCATGACCATTTCTATCCTCTGGATCTTTTCCAGGATCTACAAAATTTTTACCTTCTAATAGGTTATTCTTAAGATCTGGATGGTCTAGATCACACCCTGTATCAATAACCGCAACTTTAACTCCTTCTCCTTTAGATATTTTCCATTGATTTTCTATATTGAATTTTTTAATTTCCCATCCAGAAAATTGCGCGACAAATGGGCTTAAACCATGTATATCCTCACGTATGTATGGCAAAAGACCACAATCATTTTTCTTTTTTCTGAACATTATATTCTCCCATAGTGTTATTAATCCAGTCAATATATAAACTAATTCTTGTGTGACAACTCTCATCTTTATAAGTAGAGTCTGGTTTTCCATCATACCCTAAAACTGAAGAGTTTATTCCTGCTAATTTACCGTTTATAAACAAACCTCCTCCACTATCTCCGCTGCATATTAAGTACTCTAATTCTGTAAATTTTTCATTTCTTCTAGAAGGAGAACATATCAGCACTTTTTTATCTGATCTGTCTATAAAATTGGATCCACCTCGTATTTTTCCATCAGATACTTTTACTCCAGTATTAAAATTACCTGTTAGACCCCATCCTGCTATTGAGCAAATTTTTCCAACTTCATCTTGTTTTTCATACAATGCAGGGTAAAATCCTATCTCTATCGGATCTTCAGCGTACCCAATCGCTATATCTGATTCTCCAAAAACGTTAGTATCATATTTTGGATTTATGAATACTTTGGATATTTTATATTTTCTTTCCTTGACATTGACTGTCCAGCTATGACATTTTTCTACAACATGCGCAGCAGTTATAATCCAATGAGGATCAATCACAACAGCCGATCCACAAGACATTCCTTTATCATCAAGACAACATAGTTTAACTACATGATTAAACTTTTCTCCATACTCTACATATTTAGAATCGGGAGTCTCTGGATCAATTGTTCCAGCAATAGACAATGTAGTGTAGAGAAAGATGCCCATAATTAAAGTGAGTATTTTCATTAATAACTCCTTTTGGGCAAGATGCGAGATGAATATTAAGGCCTATTTTTAACCTTATTTAAATACACCGCACTATCTTCTATGACCATTTTATTATAGCTTTTAAAATTCATTAAATGACCAAATAAAAGATGACATGGACTAGCGCACAAGGTGACGAGATTAGACGGGTCTAGCTCTAATTCTGGACTAATATGTACCGGAATTTTATGATGTACCTCTAGTTTGGTATCTCTACCGCAAGCTATACAGAATGGATTATCCTTGATATGATTTTTTCTTACTGTTTGCCATCTTGGCGATCTAACTGCATATCTGAGTTTATTCAGAAAGTTAAACACTTCATAATACCTTTGCTGCAATTAAGCATCCTTTAGCTACCGCATGTAAGGGGTCTGCGGCGTGCTTGACACCTTTAATGGTTAATGGAAAACCATTTTCTTCAAGTTTTTTAGCAAATAGTTCTATGTATCCTTTTGCCTGCGAAGTACCACCGGCTACAACCACAGTTAATGGGTCTTTAAACTTAGGCAATAATTTATGGTCTGTAAGAGCAGCGCTTAATTGTTTTGTAGTATAGTCGATCAGTCTTTCATAGTATGCTGAAACCGCACCAAGAATAGGGTTCTCGTTTGGCTCACCGATAGTAAAACCTCCACCCTCTTTCTCTGCTTGAACAACACTATCTGGTTCTCCTGTGGCAACAGCACTCATTCTATCAATCCAGTCACCACTTTTTGTTGTACTAAATACTACAGTTGGTTCACCGTTCAGCATAACGCAAACATTAGTCATTCCAGCACCACAGCTTACAGCAATACCTGTATAATCAGTATCCTCTAATTCAGCATAGCATAAAGCTTCAGCTTCATTAATTGCTCTGGCAGCATACCCACATTCACCAAGAATAGCCTTGACTACATCTTCATGATATCCAACATCAAAGTCTTCATCCTCTTGGTCAACTGGTTGTGCAGGGACGCAGAATACTAGCTTCTCATTAGGCTCAGAGGCTTGTCCTGCGACCTCTTTTAAAATAAAAGCCAGCACACGCTTGGCATCTTTTTCTTTAGCTGAAACGACTCCCTTGTACATTGGTCTTTTAGCTGTATCATTTCTTTCGATAGCTTTTTCTATAGCGTCTTTTCCTAATAGAATAAATGCTCCGTCACTATCTTTGATAAAAACTTTACCAGATAATCCTTTTTCGATCATTTTTGTAGCAACTGGGGTTGTTGGCTTGATAACATAAAAAGCGTCCCTAAAGTCTTTATATGTCACATTGCCATTATTGTCTTTTGATAAAACTATATAGCTTGTACCAACGTCTAATCCAGCTGCCATGGTTCACCTCTTCATATTTTTAAGCTTATTTATAGAGTTGCTAATATTTTCTTCAGATTTCTTGATGTCACCTAAAAAATCATATTTTTTTTCCATTCCAGATGTTTGAATATCAACAACATATTTAGTATCATCAATATTTACAGTCTTCTTATCCTTCTTTACATCATCAAAGAAACTGGCCGGTTTTGTATTGAGAACACTATTGAATACACCAGCATTTGACTGTTTTCCTATAAAATAGCCTATTAAAAACAAACACACCCCTATTGCTAGGAGTGTGATTGAGAAGAAAATTATTGTTGGAGTATTTATTGTTAGTGATATTTCATTCATTTTTATATGAGCCTATAACTCTTCCCTTTTGGGTTCTTACAACAAAACCTTTTCTAACAAGGTAGGGTTCAATGCTATTCTCAATTGTCTCTATAGCAATACCTGTCAACGATGAAATACTCTTAAGACCCAATGCCGATCCCTTATTCTTTAATAGCACCGTCAAATACATCTTATCATACACGTCCAGACCATCCTTATCAATTCCTTGATTAACAAAAATATCGTCAACACTAAGCTTTTTATCTGTATAATAGGCAACACAATTTTTATACCATTGTAGCCTACCATTCAAAATTCTTGGCGTCCCCTTACTTCTCTTGGCTATTTCCAATAGGTCGTCATCACTTATCATTAGTCCAAGCTTATTAGCGTTCGACCGGGCTAGTTTAGCTAGATCAGTGTCGCTATAGAAGGACAAATGTTCCTTAATTTGAAACCTATCATAAAAAGGCTGACTCAATGAGCCACCACTAGTAGTAGCTCCTACAATAGTAAATTGAGGTAGCTCAATAGTCTCTGGCTTTTCTTTATCTTCATTATCTTTGTCTTTAACAGTAATGTTTAAAACAAAATCTTCCATTACTGGATACAAAAATTCTTCTACTATCTTAGGCAGTCTATGGATCTCGTCAATGAATAAAACAGACCTAGGATCTATGCCTACAATATAGGGTAGAATATTTTTTATACTACGGACTACAGCACCGTTAATGGTATACAGGTTCACTCCCATTTCGGTAGCTATAGCACTCGCAATAGTGGTCTTGCCAAGGCCAGGAGGGCCATCTATTAAAACGTGAGGCATCACACCGCCAGAGTTTTTACAACCCGCTACGATGACGTTTAAGCGATTGGTCACTTCAGACTGACCGATGATTTCACTAAAGCATGTGGGTCTGATAGAATTAGCCATAATTTTTCTCCAAAAAAGTTAGTATTTCCAATATAAATATAAATCAAGAATCTTTAGTCGTATCGTTTTCTTCTTTTACCCAAAAAATAAAGTCGTTTTTATCAGTATCAAACGCACTATCTAGCACTCCCTTACTAACCAGTACATTAAGAATATTACTAACCATTCTGCTATTAAGATCTTCTATTATTGATTGAAGGATCTTATCTGTTAGACAATATCTTGTTTGTTTTGTTTTTCTATTGATTTGCTTCTTAGCATAGTTCTTAATAATAGTAGCAGCTTCATCATGAGTTAGTGTTTGATCCATCTCTTCTGTTTCTTTTTGTGTCATCTCATATAAAGATGCCGTCATGGAGTCATCAGCTACTTCGTTAACAGCACCAAAAAACTTAAAGACTAAAGACCTAGAATGATCAACAAACTCATCAAAATCATTTATAAAAAACCATTGATCGTTCTTCATGATACGAGCGTTTCTCCATTGTGCTTCGGAATCTCAGTCCATGTCAGTTTAGCAGAAAAGGTGGGTTTGTAAACGGTTATCGTTCTGTGCGTCTTGCTATCTTTTTCTATTACCGTCTCAGCTATAGCTCTGTCCTCATTCAATACTTTAGCTATAGCATCGTTAACCTCCGACATTGTATTGAATCTATTATTGTATTGACTTCTATTAAAAATAACTTCAAAATAAGTATTCATATTTATTTCTTTATTTTTGACTGACAGTTGTTGTGTTTGTCTACAAAAGTTCTTTCAAAACCTAGTTCGTCTAAGATCGGCATCTTATGAAATGTAATAGTAAATCTTACATTACCAGTATCGTCTGTCATTTTTGACCATTCTACTCTTTGTGACTTACTCATATGAGTTGCAAGATCATAAGCTATAAATGGAGTTTCTGTTAACGAACCAAAAGCCATCGCTAAATATAAAAGTGCTGCTGGTAACATCCTTGTTCCTTAGTTCAAGATATCGAACAGTCCTTTATAGTAATTGGGTTGTTGTAAAAAATGAACCGCGTTTGATCTTAAATGATTTTTATAGTCGGTTTGCAATTGATCATGAACAAAGTATTGTGTCTTATAGATTGGTTCTTTGTAATGATTGTTCCCCAAATACAGGGAGTTTTTGAAGTTCCCTGATTTGGAGAAGTAATCATTCACAGGTAACGAACCTTTCGGAAAGCTAGGGCCAACATACCATACGTTTGAAGGATATTCAACTATTTCATTCAGAGTATCGTATAACATTTTTCCCCAAGCGTCCCAAGCATCGGGATCAAACTTGAAGTATTTTTTATAATGACTCTCTAAATTGTCCTGACTATCATCATAGTCATCATAGTTGTCATCTTCATAGTTTTCGTGCATATTTTCACCCAATACAGAATTTGTCACTAATTTGAGAAGCAAGGTCTTTAGCAGAATTCGATAGGAACCTGTTGTTGCTAAAGTAGAGTGGCGTTGAGACTTGATTAAGGAACTCCACTACCGTCTTTAAAAGCTTGGTCTGCTGACCATCTAGACTCATATCCTCGTCAGGGAGAGCGTCCTGTGCGTCCGTAGAAGCATCCTCGTTAACTGGATGAACAGGCATTGGATCACCATAAGCCTTTTGGAAAACACTACCATAAACTGGCTTGATATCATCCGTGCTATTGGTATATGTGTTAAGGTTTAGAGACTTCATCTGATTAGCAATAGTTGTGGCAATATTAATCGCTACTGGAACTCCGGTAATGTCAGACCTCTTATAAGCCTTAGCATATTCCTTAAACCATTCATCACTAGTCTTATTTGCAACAACATTAACAACAGCAGACACTCCATCAAGAGCTTCTTTAAGCTGTTCAATATTTACCCAATTACCAGTTGATCCTGACAAAATACTGGTAAAATAAGGTTGCTTTCCTTCCCAACCCTTCCTCCACCAAGTATAAGGGATTCTATAAATCTGGTTAATTTTGATAGCTCGGGCATCACCACCAAAATGATTTACCAGTTTCTTTTGAATACCATTCCAATAAGTCTTGTGAGGATTTATATTGTTTTGGTTTAGAATCCAATAGCACTGATAACCATTACGAGTATCAACAACCCAACTTGGCTTTACTGGAAAGTTATTGATCTGATTCAAGAATTCTTTTTTCTTCTGCATGACGATACTGGGCTTAAAATAACGTCCTTGATCATCTCGTCCAGCATCCATATCAACAAAACAAGCACGAATTCTACTAATAGCGTACTGCTTACGTCCACCATTAACATAGAAGTAGGCATCAGCACCTTGACTATCATTGGCAATAGCAACGGTAGTAAGATGGTCTGTATGATTCATACTACTGATCTTCTTACGAGGATCACCGTTGTAACAGAAAATCTGCTGACCACCAAAAGAATCAAAAAACTTATTTCGCAAAGTAATCTGATCTCTTGTTCCAATAGCACTATGAGTCTTATCGAACGGATTAAAAGCCAAAGTATCACTAAACATTTGTTTTCCTTTTTCCAACTTCCTATCTACATTTTTGACACTGGGACAGTAAACACTACCGTCAAGAGCAATATCTTAAAAGATGGTAACGGAATCGAACCGTTATTGTACGATAGCAGAAACTATATAGGTGCTATCTTACAAGTTACCAAACACCACCTTGACTATTTACCTATATAGACCGTTATTGTCTACATCTTCATCATCCTCGTCATCTTCATAGTCCTCATCTTCGTCCTCTTCATCGAACTGATCCCAATAGTTTTCATCGTAATCATTCAGATAATCATCGTCATCATCCTCGTAATCGTCCTGACTAAAATCAGCCTTATAAAGAGGCTTGAGTAGTTCACCCTCGTACTCACCAACTACTTCGTAGCGGCAAGTGCGGAGCTTTTCATAGTTACAATCACTAGGAACACTCACAACATCCTTGGGATTAATCTTGACAATCACGATGCGGTCGCCAGCCTCAAGACTACCATAACCAGCGACATAATTCAATGCCCCAGCATGAAGTCCATTAGAACAACCTCGACCACGATCATCGTCTACCTTTGCTCGTTGCATTTGGCAGACCTGACCAACCCTGTTGTCAAAAACTCCCCTATACTTATCCTTAAAGTCTGAACGAACAGCCTTATAAGCGAGGAAGAAACCATCCTCTGTTATAGGCAGATGCTCATGCTCCA